CCCGGCCCTTAACTTCAGCTTGGCGAAATACCTGCTCGACAGTCCCGCGCACTTCAAAGCCGCGCAGGATGAGGAACAGGAGGAAACCGATGCGATGCGCGTCGGCACCATCGCGCATTCGATGATCCTCGAAGGCAAGGGATTCACCGACCTCTACGCGATCAAGCCGGCAGGCATGAGTTTCGCCACCAACGAAGGCAAGCTCTGGAAGGCGCAACAAACACTGCCGATCATCACCGCCGCCGATGCGGACGGCATTCCCCGCATGGCGGAAGCCATCGCCAACAACCCGGCCGCGGCCCGTCTCCTCAAGAGCCTACCTCACCGGGAAACCCCGATGTTCGCAACCGTGATGGGAGTCGAGTGCAAGTGCCTGCTCGACTCGCACGGGGAAGACGAATGGGCAGGGTGGTCGATTGCGGACCTCAAGACTGCCGCCGACGCCAGTCCGAGAGCCTTTGGCCGGGTGGTTTGCGACCGCCACTATGATCTCCAGCAAGCCCTATACAGGACCATCCTTTCTCTCACCTTGAAGCTCGAAAATCCGCCTTTTTGGGCATGGATCGTAGCGGAAAAAAAGGCACCATTCTACAACCAGGTTTACACTGGCGAAGAGTTTGAGGATTCCGGGATGGAAAAGCTCGAAAAAGTCCTCACTCTCTACAAGCGGTGTAAGGAGGAAGATCACTGGCCGTTTGCTCTCACTGGAGTTCACAGATTACCAAAGCCATCTTGGGCATAACTCTCCCGCAACCATAAACCAAACCAACACCATGCAACTGAAATCAATCAGCACCGACCCGAAAGCGATCATCCTGAAGGTGGTCGAGAACCACGAAACCGACCAAGCCGCCGATCTGGTGGAATCCAAGATCACGGCCAAGGAAGAGCCATTGCCGGAATTCACTGAAGCCTTCGCGGCATTGCCGAAAGTCTTCTGCGAGATCATGGAACTGCCCGCCAAGTGGGCGACCGGACTGGTCATCGACAAGTTGACCATCTCCCGGACCAAGCATCAGACCCGCAGCGTGATTTTGAGCGGGACGAAGCAACTGGAATGCCGCACCGACTTCCGCCACCCCGTCGCGTCTCCGATGATCCAGGTGGACAAGGCGGCCGATGGCGAAAGCGGCCAAGTCCCACTCCCGAAAGGCATGGTTGATGCCGTGCTGGAAGCCATCCACCACGCGGAGGAATACATGAACGGCAAGCGGTCCCAGACGCTTCTCGATTTTGACAGCGCCAAAGCCGGTCTGCAAGCGGTCGCGGACCTCGGGCAGCTCGACCTCGAAGGCACCGGCAACTAACCCCATTCCCCAACCAGTGGCCGGGGGCGGCAGCGCGGAAGGTCCGTGCGGCCCCCGGCCAAACACTCAAGGAATATGACTCCCACGACATTACGCGGAACCGAATTTGAAGCCCTCTTCATGGAATCCGCCAAGAAGCACGAGAAGGCGGGAATCCTGACGATGGGCCGCTACGGTGTCACCTTGTCGGTGCAGAACGGCAAGACCATGGGAATCAGTTCCCTCCCGGACTTCGAGGGGATACGTGCCAACCCGATCGGTCGGCAATTCGTGATCGAGGCCAAGGTTTGCTCCGGACCCTCATTCCCGATGACCAAGGACAAGATCAAGCCGCGCCAGGTTTCCCACCTGTTGAAGCGGTCGCAATTTGGAGCCATGTCCTTCATCGTGATCCACTTTTGCGCCCGAGTGCTTGTGAAGTCGAGCCACGCCGCATTCACGGTTGCCATTCCGGTAACGGATGCGGATCCCCGCTGGCAGGCATTCATCGATGCCCACGCGATTGCCAAGAAGTTCAAGTGTGACCCGGCGCCGCAGGGCAGCATTTCCCGCGATGAAGCCGAAGCCATGGGCATCCCGGTGAAGTGGCACATTCCAAAAGGCTGTCGGAAATCTCTACCAAACCTGCTTTCCTTCCTCGCCCCGGAATTGGTAGAACCGGACCCGCCGCCCGCCATGGTTCCAACCAGCGGACCCGACCTCGAACTGCCATGGACCTGACCCTCTCCCACCTTCCCGCCCTGCCGAGTGGCAGACGTAGGAAAACCCCCTCGCCGTATCCGTTCCTCATCCCTACCGGTGTGGAGGGCGGAACGGCAGGGCAACCCCTTCCAGAGAACACCTAGATGAGCCGCGCCGGAACACGCTCCGAATTAAACAGTCCGCTTCCTCGGCGTCGGCTCAATCGGCTTGTTCTCCGCTCTTTTGAACTACCAACCAACACCGAATATGGAAACTGATACACCTGAAACCAACAATCTCGCCCAATGGTCAGATAACTGCGGATGGGCTGTCGATATAGACTTCGCCCGCAAGCTGGAGCGCGAACGAAACGCCCTCCGAGATGCTATCCGATTGGCCGTGGCGAAACACGACAAGATCGCGTGGGGATACGACGGGGATGCTGGATCAAATGCCATCATCTCCGAACTAGATGACTCTCTGGAGAACGAAAACTGTCCATCCGTGGACGCAAATGAACCGAAATCATGAAAACTTACACATGCGCGAAATGCGGTGCGGAAACCGAATGGGAGCAACCCCACGACTGCCCGAGCAAAAGAACCGCCAAAGGTCCATCGGATGCGACGGATTGTTCTGCGTTGGCGGCCAAGTGGGGGAAACAAGCCGACATGCTACTCGCTCAAAAGAAAGATTTCAAGGATCGCGGATACTCAAGCTCGCTGATCCAGCTCTGGGACACCGTGTCGGGTGTGCTGAACGACTGCAAAACGGAACTGGAGGAAGCAATTTCTTCGCAGAACAGTGTCCATAACCACCCACCCCTTACCATGAAAACCGAACCCGATGCCCGCTGAACTCCACGCATTCGAGCAAGCAGACGATGTAACCCGCGCCCTGCCCCACGCCATGGGGCCGGAAAAGTCGCTTCTGAGTGCGATGTTGCAATATCCCTCCCAGATGATTCCCCTGGCCATCGAACTTGGAATCACGCCAGAACATTTTTACACCCCGGCGCATTCGACGCTTTTCGGGGTGTTGCTGACAGAGGCGGAAGCCGGGAACGAAATCGAATTGGTCTCGTTGGTTCAAAAACTCCTCGACCGCGGCAAGCTCGACCGAATAGGTGGTCCCGCAACCCTGACCGACCTCTACACCTACGCCCCGAGCACCGGGAGTTTCCCGCATCACGCGAAACTGGTCGAAGCGAAGTTCATCCTGCGATCCGTGATTCAGTTTTCAAACGAGGCGATTGGATCGGCCTACGACGCGCCCGAGGAGGTGGACGAGTTGCTGGACACGCTGGAAGGTCGCTTCCTCGCCATTCGTGCCAGCCGGGGGATGTCGGATGGGCAAAGCACCCCGGACGCCGTGGCGGCCATCGTGGCGGCCGTGAACGCCCAGCAGAAGGGCGAGGCCAAGCTGCCGGGACTCTCGACGGGTTTCCTCGACGTGGACGGCCTGGGTGCCGACCTGCAACCCGGCGAGGTGTTCGTGGTGGCGGCCCGCCCCGGGGTGGGCAAGACCTCGTGGATGATGAACGTGGTGGAGCACTTGGCCGTGGATCGGAGAATTCCCTGCGGCGTGTTCAGCATCGAGATGCCCCGCGCCCAGATCCTCCAGCGCACCATTGCGAGCCGCGCCGGCATTTCATGGCTGGCACTGGAGAAGGGATACCGGATGACCCCGGAGGAACGGACGGCATTCGGCAAGGCAGCCCGCGAGATCGCGGATTCCCCGCTCTACCTGGACGACACCGGAGCCATTCCCATCGGCCAACTTCGCGCGAAGGCCCGCCGCTGGCACCGCAACTACGGGATTCAACTCCTCGCCGTGGACTACGCGCAACTCATCAAGAGCCTCAGCAAGCAGGCACAAGGGAGCCGTGAGCGGGAAGTCTCGGAGGTATCGGCCGGGATCAAGTCGCTGGCCAAGGAACTCGGAATCCCGATCATCCTGCTGGCCCAGTTGAACCGTGCCGGCGAGAACCGCACCGGCAAAGCCATGGGCAAGCCGCGGGTCTCCGACCTCCGGGAAAGCGGATCGCTGGAACAGGACGCCGACATCGTGGGATTGCTCTACCGGGAAGAACTCTACTGCGACACCAAGGAGAAAAAGGCGCTGGTGGCCGGCCAAGCGGAGATCCACATTGCCAAGAACCGCGGCGGGGAAACCGGGATCGTGCCGCTGACCTACTTGGCGAACCTGACGCGCTTTGAAAGCTCCGCCCGCGAACCCGAACCGGAAGTGCCAGCGCCCGCCGGCCGCTTCCAAGACGAGGAGGCCTTTCTATGAACGAAAACCTTTCAATCCGCATTGGAGACTGCCGCGAACTCCTACGGGAGATTCCCGACGAGTCGGTTCAATGCTGCGTGACCTCTCCGCCGTATTGGGGATTGCGCGATTACGGGCATCCCGGCCAAATCGGACAGGAAGCGACACCAGAACTATTTGTGTCGAACATGGTCGCCGTCTTTGATGAAGTTCGTCGCATAATACGCTCGGATGGGACATTGTGGTTGAACCTTGGAGACAGTTACAGTTCCGGGGGGAGAACGACGCAAGTAGCTCCGACGCTGCGAACGAAGGCGAAGGATTCAGCCAGCGGCAAACACGCAAATTTGAACGGGCTTTGTTGCCGTCCGGGTTCACCGGAGAACTGCAAACCGAAAGACCTCATCGGCATCCCGTGGATGGTGGCATTCGCGCTGCGTTCTGCGGGTTGGTATCTTAGGCAAGACATCATATGGGCCAAGCCGAATCCGATGCCGGAAAGCGTCACCGACCGCTGCACGAAGGCGCATGAATACATCTTCCTGCTCTCGAAGTCCGCAAGCTACTACTACGACCATGAAGCGATCAAGGAGCAAGCCGTGTGCGGCTGGAACGATAGTGAGTTCCAGACAGGCAAGACGGCGGAGCATCAACTAGGCCGTTCGCAAAAGGTCAGCCCATCGAAAGCCAAAGGCAGCTTAAACGGCAAGACCGAAGCCATGGCCGACACTGGCCAGAACGCATTCCGCGCCGTGACCGCCACCCGCAACAAGCGGATCGTCTGGACCGTGCCAACGGCACCTTACAAGGAAGCGCACTTCGCAACCTACCCGCCCGACCTCATCAAGCCGTGCATCATGGCCGGGACCAAACCGGGTGATGTGGTGCTCGATCCATTCGGCGGCAGCGGAACGACGGGACAAGTCGCGCTCGAACTCGGACGCCGCGCCATCCTCCTTGAACTCAATCCCGAGTATGGGGAGATCATCGAAGGCCGAACCAACGTCACCCAAGGACTTGCATTATGAACTCCGAACGCATCGACCAACTCCTCTCCGAGATCGAGCGCACCCAGGCCGCCCGCCGCAAGAACTGGAAGTCTCCGGACGGCCCGGAAGACGAAGCCCTCGAAGCCCAGCACGACTCCAATATCCAGCGGTGTCGGCGCGAGATCGAAACTCTCCTGAAACAACACCGCCAACAACCATGACCAAGACCAAGATCACAACCCGATGGCACATCCAAGCATCCCTCAACGGGGGCCCATGGTATGACGCTGGCCGAAAATCGTTTCATTCTCCGAAATCGGCGGAAAAGGAATTCGACCTCATTATTCGGGACGCTTTCCCGAAATGGCGAGGGCTTTCGCTCACATGGCGGATCGTGAGGCGGAAATTGACCGTCACGACCGACACCGAGATCCACGTCTTTTCCACCCCAGCCGTGGGCAAGAAGAGAAGCCTCCTCGGTGAATTGTGCGTCCCTTCGTGGCTGCCAAAAAAAGTACAGGAACGATTGAAGATGCTCCCGATACCCGGATCCGGTCCCCAATGGCAACCGCAAGCCCAGCAACCTCTCCCGAATCCAAACCAACAACAACCATGCAAAAGCTGAAACTCGACATGCAGAAATTCACCGGAGCGAAACGCTTCACCGCCAAGGACGGCACCGAGCACATCGCCATCCCGTGCGTGGCGAACAACATCTTCCTTGGCGAGAAGGGCTCCTACTTGGAACTCGCCCTTCACGAGAACAAGGACGGGCCCAGCCAGTATGGGGACGATGGGTTCGCCTCCGTTGACCTTGGGAAAGATCGCCGGGAAGCAGGCGAAAAGAGCCCGATTGTCGGAAATTGGAAGCACGTCGGCCAGAAGCCCGCGCCAGCCGCCGCACCGCAACGCCAAAGACAGCAAGCCCCGCCACCCAACCCGACCGCCGACTTCATTGACGAAGACCCGGAC